GTAATGTCCTTGTAATAGGGGATATTCACGAGCCTTTCTGCCTTGATGGGTACTTAGAACACTGCTTAGAACAGAAAGAGAAATACAACTGCTCTGAGGTGGTGTTTATAGGGGATGTGATAGACTCTCACTATAGTTCGTTTCATAACTCAGACCCTGATGGCTTCGGTGCAGGTGAAGAATTAGATAGAGCGATAGAAAAAATACAACAATGGTATAATGTTTTCCCTGTAGCTAAGGTGTGTATAGGTAATCATGATGCCATAGTTAGAAGGAAAGGTTTTGATGCAGGAATATCAGCTCGTTGGATAAGGGATTATGATGAGGTGTTAGGTGTAGATGGTTGGGACTTTAAAGAGCACCACAAAATAGACGGAGTTCTTTATGTTCACGGAACAGGTACAAGTGGTAGAAATGCAGCAGCTAATAAGTCGCTACAGTTTGAGTGCCCTGTAGTTCAAGGACATATACATACTGAGGCATCAGTAATATATAATGGACAGCACTGGGGAATGCAAGTAGGTTGTGGCGTAGACAGAAGGAGTTATGCTATGGCTTACTCAAAGCACTTTGCTAAGTCTTATAAACTATCTTGTGGTGTTGTATTAAATGAAGGAAATTTACCTATAGTAATTCCATTTACTTAGCAGCGTATAAGGTAGCAACTGATAAACCTAACATAACTAAATGTTGCCAAGTAATCTCAGGTGATATTTCTATTTGATGTACAGCAGCTACTGCTATAACACCACCTATAGTTCTTCTGCTAGACCACTTACCATTCTTATCCCTAAACATTTTAGGTACAATGAATGAAAGTATCTTAGCTCCAAGTGTAACTTTAGGATTAATCACAGGATCAGTTTTTCTTTTAACCTCTTCTGAGGCTTTATAATCTTTTCTATTCTTCCTTCTTAGACCCATAGTTAGGAATGATAAATTCTAAAACTTTATCTATCTTACCAAACACTTCATCATCTTTAACTGAAGGTGTTAGTCTTACAATAACTTTTACTGCAGCCATTATAGCTACAACAATAGCGATTATATCTGTTCCGTTGTTTGAAATGTACTCAATCATAAGTTTATTATTTCTAAGTTAAATTCTTCTACCTCTGCGTTTGTTAACAAGCAAAGAACTTTATCCATAGTATCTCTACTGTTTGAGACATCTAAGTTACTATCTTTATTTAAGTCTACAAAATATTTTCCTAAAGAAATGCACCCTCTTAACTGTGAAACATAATTAGCAGGGTGTATAAGGATGTTTGTTCTACCTTGAACAT